AGATTGTTCCAATTGTTTGCTGCTTCGTCTAGCTGCTTTTGCAAGTTGTTCATTGGTTCTTGTTCCGTGAAACAATACATTTTTTAAACCTGGTGCTTTTACTTCCATGTGTACACCATATGGTTTCCATGCTTGTTTCATTATGTTTATTTCTAAAAGCAACGTCGCCCATTGTTTTTGCGATATACCTTTAGGTTGTATAGTTATGACTCTGTCTTTTACCTTCTTTGATGACATGTCTTATACCTCTTTCTTTTTTATTTACGTATTCTATAATCCCATTCCATTTAGGATTTGCAGTGATTAAAGGTTTTAACGCTTTCTTAAATGACATAGCCGAAACTTCTTTAGTCTCGGCTTTGTCTTCTGTTATTTTAAAAGTGTATTTCATTAGTGTAATACAGCCCTTTCACGCTCCTCTTTAGCTTGTATATATCTATGATTAACTTCATCGTCTAAAAGATCTTGCATAGTCTTTCTGATCTTATCAGTTGTTCCATAGTATGATACGTTATTCATAACTATATGTCTCATCATAGCAGCTGTTAAAGCATGTATGCTAAAGTCAAAGTTTTCTTTGTCTCTTTCTTTAGACGCTTGATTTATTAAGTCATCAAATCTATCTAAATATTTTAACATAAACTTAGATGTTTTTCTTTTATTTCTCATGTTTCCTTTCTTGTTGTCTTTCATAATTTATATATAGGATATCAAGGGATATTTGTCAACTACTTTCTTCGATATTTTCCCATTCTTTTTTCGTGTTTATTTGGGCTCTTTTTATGCCTACCAGGCCTTTTTCTAGGCTTTGGTTTTACATAATTATTTACACCAAACTTAGCTTTCTTCGCCATTAAAATATTTTTCAACCTCTGATAGTAATGTTTGTTTATGTAGTCTTGGTATATAACTTATTTTACCATTTACATATTGTTCAAGATCTGATCCACATGTAAGACATCTATAAAAAGTTCTAGTCACTCCAACTAACATTGTATATTCTTCGCAAGTTGGACATATACCATTAACTATTTCTGTGTGAATTTTTATATTTTTTCCTGTCATATACTTTCTTAGATCGTACCACACGCTGATGATAACGTCTATCTTTTAAATTTTTAGCAACTTTATTCGATGATGAGTTTCTTGATTGATTTTGAGCCATCAATATTATCTTCTAATTCTGCTTTACCTTTCCAACATTTATACGTAACTGATTCAGAAAAAGTTCTTTCAGCTTCACGTTTTCCACGTAAACAAACTGCCATCGAAGGTTGCAAACGTGCCTCCTTAATTTCTCCGTTTACAAACATAAGTAATCCTACTACAGCTTCTATCATTGTCCGTTACCGTTTGTGTATTTCATTTCACGATTAGCATCTTTTAATTTTTCAATATCTACTAAAACTTTATCCATTTGTTTACGTAAAAATTCTATGTTTACTTTGTTTAACGCCATAGATTCTATGTGTTTGTTTAGCTTGTCCGTGGTCTTATAAAGGTCCTCGATCATCATGAATTGTTCCGAGTCCGCGGGAAGTGAGCCAAGTTGGCCCCGTGGCCATTTTATTCTAAATTCTGTGTTTTCTGATAAATCTTTTTCCATTATTTGTATTTTAGTGTCTGCAATGTTGAGACGCTCAACCATTTGAAAGTAACCCATGGTGCCGAGAGCAACGATTACAATCAGAGAGGCAACCGTCTTCATTGGCATTTGAACGGCAGCTTCTTCAGATATGTTTAAAGGTTTTTTACTCATGTTTTGGTTTTGGTGGAGGGATTATAATATCTTTTGTTTGCATTTTCAATGGTGTATGGTCAACAGGCCTTACGCAGAAAGCCAATAAACATAACAAAAATATTAGTATTGCTGTGAACCGATAGTCCATAACAACCTCCAATCATTATTGCTTCTTTGGTGTAAATATAGATTTAATCTTATCCCAAATCTTGCAACAGATTCTTTTACATTTATCAATCATTTTTCTTTTCCTCTATTTCGTAGAAGAAATTGTCAGTGTCTTCTGTTCGCCACTGCTGTGTATCTTCTACATTCCAGTAATTTGTTTGCACTTTCCAGTCTGGGGTTTTATCCTTAACTGTGAAAGATGGTATATCCCATATCAATCTATTATTGGGTTGTGCTGCATAGTTGCCGTCGTTTAACGCAAGTATGTGAGCGCACTTATGCTCGTGCGGTATCTCTGAATGATCAGTATCTAGTATATTAGGCTCTGGGTGAGCAAAGTCAACAGTAAATAAGTATTTACCATAGTGCCATTTTTTATCTTTACCAATGTATTTACCTGCTTGTGATTCTAAGATATCCCAACTAGTAACAGCAGGATAATAACTAAAAGAATTCCAGAGCTGAAGCTCATCAAGTCTACGTTTAGGTACATCCTCAACTTTAAATCCACGTTGTATAAATGCTGTAATAGGTAGTCTATAAAAGATTGCACCATTTTCCATAATTGCGTGGAACAATAACGCACGACCCGTAATACAAGTGACACCAAATATAATACAATCTTCAACTTCTCCATGATGTTTTTTAAGATCGTAAAGATACTCTCTCCTTATTTGTGCATACTCCACAGGTATATTTGCATTTAGATAAGCCATAATACATTACAATATAATTGCACCGATAATAAATCCAGCTATAAAACATACTATTTCTTTTCTGTTATATAACTGCCATACTAAAAATTTTTCATAATATTTTTTCATCATTTTATATTACCCCAATTATCTCCAGATTCATAATCTACTTTGTTTGGTACTTCTAACTCAACAGCATTTTCCATTATATCTTTTATTCTGTTAGCTTCCAAATCATTTGTAACTGATATATCAAGTTCATCATGCACTTGTATATGCGGTGTAATACCTTCTTTATGTAAGTCTATCATAGCTCTTTTTGTCATGTCAGCAGCTGACCCTTGTATCAATCTATTCAATGCTTTGTATGTGTATGCTCTTTTGATCCCTGGTCCGTGTTCCGTGAGCGCATCAGCATGCGGCAATGGTTTATGAATCCCGAACTGATTGGGCTCCCATAAATGAAACCTACATAATCGTCCTAGTAATGTCCGGATTTGTCCTCTGTTTTGTGCTCGTGAAGATACATTATCCATAAGTTGTTTTACAAATGGTACACGTGAATGATATTGTCTGAATAAAGCATCAGCTTTTTCTTTATTGATTCCAAGTTCAGCTTGTAATTTATTCTTACCCATACCATAGAACAGACCAAGGTTTATAGTCTTGGCCTGTGATCTAGGTATCTCCGCCATGTCGGCAACGATCTGATGAAAGTCTACATTGGAATCATTGTAGGCATCCAATACATCGCCCACTCCATAGAGATTCTGTAATGCTGCGTAGTGTACAACCAGTCTTGGTTCTTGTTGTGAATAGTCAAATACACCCCACTTCATACCTTCTTCGGGTATAAACAATGATCTTATCTGTGGTCCAAGTTCTTTGTTACGTGCTGGAATCTGTTGTAGATTAGGATTTGCATAACTAAATCTACCAGTAACTGTACCACCACTATCTGATCTAAGTTGGTTTATTTCAGCATGAATTCTTCCTTTATGTGTATGCTTTATTATGGTATCAATAAATGTGGTATGAGCCTTATTTATCTCTCTGGCTCGGGCGATTAGTTTCACCAGTGGGTGGGGGTGATTTTGTAAAAAGTTTTTTGTAAATGATGGAGAATTTGTTTTTATGGTTCGGTCATATGATAGGGCGAGTTTTTGAAAGACTTGCTCAATTGAACGTGCAGCCCATATTTGAACATCTACTCCAGTTTGTTTTTTTACTTTTAGTAAGCATTCTTTTTCTTCTTCTACTAGTTTGTTCTTTAATGCAAATGCTCCTTCAGTATTTACTCGAACACCTAAAAAACGCATATCAACTAGGCAAGGAAAAAGTTCTGTCTCTAAATCAAAAATAGATTTTATATCTTGATGCTCTATTTCTTGTTTCATCTTCTGCCATAATTCAAGAGTCATCTCAGCATCTCTTTCAGCATACTCACCTACATATATTGCAGGTAATTTATACATCTCAGATTTAGGATCTACACCCCATAATTCTGCTGTTTCTTTCAATACAGCCTCATTTTTACCTCTTCCAAGGTAATCGCGACCCATACTACCTAAATCGTAACGAAAGCGATTCTCGTCCACGAGAGAGCCAGCAATCATGGTATCTACGATGGGTCCATTGATTCTTAGCCCTGCAGATCTAATAAAACATACGTCATACATAGCGTTATGAAATATCTTAATTGCAGGGGTATTTAATACATCTGCAAACCATTTCATGACTCTGTCTTTGTCCATGTTACCGCCACCACCATGAGCTATTGGATAGTATCCGGACCAGCCTTCGACAGCGACAGCTATACCTACTATTTCTCCTCGTCCTGTTACAGAACCAGATCCCATAGTTTTTAATTCAGGATCTTTAGTTTCTAAGTCTATTGCTATCTCATCATAGTTTAATAAATTAGGAAATGTTTCTGGTGGTGTCCATTCTACCTGTGGACTAAACATAGGTTTCTGTATCATGAGTAATCCCTCTCTATTATCATTTCTATAAAATGTATTGCTTTCAATAAATCTTGTTTCTTTCCCTTATCTCTATGTCTTATTATATATTTTATAGCACAGCCTTCAGGGTATAACAATTCATTCTCTACTACAAACTTACTTGGTTGAATTTTATACTTCTGATAGTGTGATCCTCCGTGTTGTTTATCCCATACGTTGCTCATATTTTATATCCTTTGTATTCTTGTTTTGGTTCTATTATGTGTAAATGTTCCTTGGTCCTTGTTGCGCATATGCTTTCATAGTATTCTCACTTAAATCTGTGAGAAGTATTACATTTTCTGATTCGCCACCTTTAGCTCCATGTATTGTTGACAATGTAATTCTTGGTTCTTCATTTAGTTTCTCTCCGTTCTTTCTCATCTGACGTAGATAGTTTACATCTCTCTTTGGTGCATCATCAAATGCTTCATACCAAACAGCATTGGTATCTACTTTTAATCCGTAACTTTGTTTTAATGTAGCAATGTCATAAGAACTTTCTTTTAACATACCTTTTAGTTTTGTTTTATCTGCATTGTCTTTCATGTATCCGTAAATTCTTTCTATCTGTTTGTATGCAAGTGGTTGACCTTTACGTAAGTTTTCCCAGTCTTGTGCAGCGTAGTGTAATTCTTGTTCTTTTGTTTTCTTAAATTTATTTCTATAATAATAACCATTACGATATAAAGTATCTTCTAAATCATTTAACATATACTTTGTTCTAGCTAACACTAGCCATTCACCTGATGACATATCTACTTGTTCAAAGTCATCGTATCTAGACAAAGATCCTTTGTGTACTTTTGGTTGCCATGTTTTATCAATTCTATTTCTAATTTTATTTATAATACCCATAGCTAAATTATGTACCTTTGCAGGTATTCTGTATGATTGTTGTAATGGCATCATCAAACCTTTTTGTGCAATAAAAGAGTCTACATCTGCACCAGCCCATCTAAATATTGCTTGGTCGTCATCACCTGCAATAAAAGAGTCTGTTGTTTTATTCCATATTGTTTTAGCCATGTCCCATTGCATTAGTGATAGATCTTGTGCTTCATCTATAAATACTACATCGAACTTTGGTGACTTATCTGATTTAATAAAATCTAAAATCATGTCGTTAAAATCTATTAAGTTGTATTCTTTTTTATATCTGTCTATTTCGTTAACTATGATACGTAGCTTATCTCTTTCTAAATCTTGATTATGTTCTGCTAAATCAAATTGTTGTTCTGGTGTAATATTTCGTAACTTTGCTAGATTTATTATTCGTAAATACTCACTATCAGATGTAAAAATACCACCATGGTCATCTTCAAATTTTGCATAGTTTACAGGAAAGCCAAGTTTTTTACCTAGATCCATGTAATGTCTTCTCTGCATAACATCTTCTTTTTTAATTCCTAGTTTTCTAAATGCTAATGAGTGTAGTGTTCTAAAGTATGGTAAGTCATCTTCTGTAAGATTAAATTTTTTAATAGCTCTATCTCTTGCTTCGTATGCAGCTTTTTGTGTAAATGCAAAGTATCCAACTTTATCTGGATCTGTTTCTTTTAGATAGTCATCTACTTTATTTAATAATGTAGTTGTCTTTCCTGTACCTGGTGGTCCTAATACTATTGTTTTCATATTCCTAAGTGTAAGTATATCCACAATGCTGTAAACATTGTGATCGCCAATAAATCCATTCTAGCAATCAATACGGCTCCTCCTCTTTTAATGTTTTCTGATTGTATTCATCTTTTTTCTTATCAAATTCTTTTACAACAAATACAGATAATTTTTCTTTTCCTATTCTTTTATTTTCACAATCACATTTTTCTTTTAATAATTGTGCTGTTCTTGAATAACCAAGATCCCATCTTCTACGCATTAAAAACTGATGGTAGAATCTATCAAATACAAAATGATGGTAACCATCTGATGTCCACACACCACCTTTTTTTAAATCGTTCTTATCTGTTGATACTTGTCTGTTTAAACAAAACTCTTCTAAATGATTTTGTAATTGATCCTCTGTTCGTAGTCCCTCTGCAGGTTCAGTAACTTCTGCATTGTTTAATAATAAATTTGTTATCCCTCTCTC